CGATCCCGGCGAGCGGCACGACCGGCGCCGCGCTACGCACCGACGTCCGCGCGCTGATGGGCGGGTTCCTGACCGCGAATTCGCAAATGAGCAGCGCGGTGTGGCTGATGACGCAACAGACGGCGCTGAGCATCGGCCTGATGCAGAACAGTCTCGGTCAGACTGAATTTCCTGGCATGTCGATGAATGGCGGCACGTTCGTCGGCATCCCGGTGGTGACGTCTGAGGGCATTCCCGCGACAGGCGGCGTGCCGGCCAACGGGTATCCCATCATCCTGGTCAACGCGTCGGATATTCTGCTGGCCGACGACGGACAGGTGACACTGGATGCGTCCCGTGAAGCCTCGCTGCAGATGGACAGCGCGCCTGACTCTCCGCCGACCTCCGCGACCACGATGATTTCGCTTTGGCAGAACAACATGATCGCCATCAAAGCGGAGCGCTACATCAACTGGGCGAAGCGGCGGTCTACATCGGTCGGCATGATCAGCGGCGCGAAATACGCTGAGTGATCGGAACGAGGCCGGGCTATGAACCCGGCCTCTTTTTACGTTGAGGGGATCGGTGATGCCAGATGACATAGAACCAATCATGCAGTTCTTTGCCTACGACCATTTGCCCGTGCACTTACAGTTGGTGTCTGGGCCGTTCAAACATCTCGCGACCGAGATAGTTGAAAAGTTGCCGCGCAATCCAGAGAGGACTGTTGCGCTGCGGTTCCTTCTTCAAAGCAAAGATGCGGCCGTCAGGGCAAAGATCTATAAATGAGGATCAAAAGCCCGAGACGCGGGCCATCCGTCTTCCAGTCTTCGGCGCAGTTTGAGGTAAGGAACACCCGTTCGCCTCGCCCAACCCGCCATCGTGTCGGTAACGCCGTCATGCACGATGATGCGCACCCCAACGCGATTTTTGCTCTGCTGTTCAGGAAGTGCCCACACACAATTCTCGGGGTCGTAAGCGCCGTTACCGTCTTTTCGTTCAAGCGAATGACGCGGTGTAGGCCTCGGCCCCATATCGGCGAGGAATGCTTCGAAAGAAGCGGCCCATCGTTCACAGACAGTGATGCCGCGACCGCCGTAACGCTCCCAAAAGCGCGTGTTTGGGTTGCCGCACCGATCCTTCATCGCACACCACGCCCTGTGCTCTGGCGTCTTGGACAAGCCGTGCGTTCTAAAAGCAATCGAGGGGGCCTCGACTCTCCAGCAGCCGCAGGACTTTGTATGACCGCGCCGGAGACATTGGCCCCGCACCGTTACTTGTTGTCCGCAAGAGCACTCACACACCCATTGGGTTTTTCCCTGCTTGGCGTTTTCCGCGCGCGCCAATACGCGCAACTGCCCGAATGTCGCGCCTAAGAGGTTCTTATGTTCCATCAGATTGCCAGCCATGAGGTAAAAAGTATGCAACGAAACCTCAGAAACGTCAAGGTTCTTTCCGTGGCGTTTGAGGCGAAGGACGCGGCAGTCCGGTCGCGGCTGTATACGTAAGGGAGGTCATATGCCCAGGCTCGTAGTGAACCCCGGCTACAAGGTCCGTGACATGGTGAATAGCCGTGACGCGGAAGCAGGCGAGATCATCGACGTCCCCGACAAAGAGGCCAAGGTGCTGCTGGCGCTGCGCAGAGCGTCCCTCGCGCCAGCCGAGGCGGTGGTGGAGACGCCAGTCCCAGTTGCTCCCGCGCCAGAGGCTGAACCAGCCCCGGCTGATCCGGCGGAGCCGATGAGCACCGAGACGGCTGAGGCGCTAGTTCCACCGCGGCGTGGGCGGTATGTGCGGCGCGACGAACGGGCGGAGGGCAAGTAGTTGCGCCTGTTCGGCTTCGAACTGACGCGGACCAAGTCGGCGCCCCCCTCCATGGGTGGCTGGGGCGGCGGCGTCAGCGGTTCTGGCGGCTGGTGGCCGACCGTGCGTGAACCGTTCACGGGTGCCTGGCAGCGCAACATGGAGATGCGCGCCGAGACGATGGCGTCATACGAGGCGGTCTATGCCTGCATCACGCTGATCGCGGCTGACGTGAGCAAAGCGCGGCTGATGCTGATGGAGCGCGATTCCGACCGCATTTGGAGCGAGGTCGAGGGGCAGTCCCCCTACGCCGCGGTATTGCGCAAACCAAACCGCCTTCAGAACCGCATCAAATTCATCGAGCAGTGGATCGTCTCCAAACTGATCCACGGCAACACCTTCGTGCTGAAAGAGCGCGATGGACGTGGCATCGTTACCGACCTGTATATCCTCGATCCAAGCCGCACCAGACCAATGGTTTCGCCTGACGGCTCGGTCTTTTATCAACTCGCCGCCGACAACCTGACCGGCATCAGCGAGGCGGTAACGGTTCCCGCGAGCGAAATCATCCATGACGTGATGGTGCCGCTTTATCATCCGTTGTGCGGCGTCTCTCCGTTGTCGGCCTGCGGGTTGGCGGTGACACAGGGCATGAACATTCAGCGCAACCAGGCGGCGTTCTTCGCCAATGGGTCGAGGCCGTCTGGCATTCTCTCAACGCCCGACAAGATCAGCGACATCGACAGCGCCACCTTCAAGGAGAAGTGGCAGCAGAATTTCACGGGTTCGAATTCCGGCACGGTCGCCGTGCTGGGCAATGGCCTGACCTACGCGTCGATGGTCATGACCTCGGTCGATGCGCAATTGATCGAGCAGCTTCGCTGGTCGTCGCAATCGGTTTGCAGCGTCTTCCATGTGCCCACGCACAAGGTCGGGATTGGCGAGTTGCCGAAGTACGACAACATCGAAGCGCTCGATCAGCAGTATTACTCGCAGTGTATCCAGGCGCACATGGAGAACATCGAAGCCTGTCTGGATGAGGGGTTGGAGTTCGAAACGATCCCCGGCAAGACCTATGGGGTCTGGTTCGACCTCGACGATCTCCTGCGCATGGACAGCGTGCGCAAGGTCGAAGCGGTGTCGAAGGCGACCGGCGCCGGGATCATGACGATCGACGAGGCGCGCCGGAAGTTCGATTTGGGGCCCACCGAGGGCGGCGACGCCTGTTATTTGCAGGAACAGAACTACAGCCTCGCGGCGCTGGCGAAGCGCGATGCGCAAGACGATCCGTTCAATAAGACGGCCCGGGCGCCAGCACCTGCTCCACCAGCCCCCGAAGCCTCGGCGAACGACAATGCCGCGGCGATGACATCCGCTATTCACCGAAGCTGGGGGAGGTCACGCGATGGAATACCATGACGCCGTCGCGGACGCGTTGGTCTCGGGCGCGCGGGGTTACATCGATACGGCGCTGAAGCCGCTGCTCGCACGCATCGCGGTCCTCGAGGCTCGACCGGCGCTCGAGCCGGTGGGGATCTCTGAGGCGTTGCGGAGCCCAGATGGGAGATTGCTGCTGACGCTGACGAATGGCCGCGTCCTCGATGCCGGGCTGGTGAACGGTGCCGACGGCAAAGATGCCGACCCGGTAGATCCCAGTGTCCTCCGGGGCATGGTTGCTGAGGCAGTGGGGCTGATCCCGCCGGTCGACCCAGCCGAGATCGCGTCCGCGCTGCGTGCCGACGTTGAAAGCGGGTTGCGCCAGTTCGTGAGCGAGCTCGTCACCGCTTTGCCGCCGGCCAGGGACGGCGTGGACGGCAAGAACGCCGACCGGGTGGAGCTGGCCCGGTTCGTCGTCGCGGAGGTCTCCCGTCAGGTCGAGGCGCTGCCGACGGTGCGTGACGGCATCGACGGCAAGGACGGCTCCCGAGGTGAGAAAGGCGATCCTGGTGAGGTTGGTGACATGGGACCAGCGGGTGAGAAGGGCGAGCCTGGTGAGGCAGGTGAACCTGGCGAGGACGGGCGCGACGGCATAGGACTGACCGGCGCGATCATCGATCGCTCGGGACGGCTGGTTCTGACGCTGTCGGACGGCACGCTTCGCGAGCTCGGCGAGATCGTCGGCAGGGACGGCAAGGACGCCGACATGGAAGAGCTCGCCGAGATCATCGTGCGGGAGGTGGCGAAGATGCCGAAGCCGCGCGATGGCGTGGATGGGTTGGGCTTCGATGAGCTCGACGTGCTGCACGACGGCGAACGGACGGTGACGTTCCGGCTGTCGCGCGGCGACAAGGTGAAGGACTTTCCCATGGTCATCCCGGCGATCATCGATCGTGGAGTTTGGGAAAAGCGGCGCTACGCGAAGGGCGACGGCGTTACCTGGGACGGCTCGTTCTTCATCGCGCAGACCGAGACGGAGGGACAACCGCTCGTCAGCAAGGACTGGCGTCAGGCGGTGAAGGCTGGACGCCCCGGTCGGGTGGAGGTCGTGAAGACCGGCCCGACGGGTCCGGTGAAAAGCGATGGCAAGGCCTGACTGGTTCCTCGATTGGACCGGCGAGGCGTGTGCCATCGTCGCGTCGGGGCCGTCGACCAGGATGGTGGACGTCAAAGCGCTTGAAGGCCGGGTCCGAACCATCGCGATCAAGGAGAGTATCGACATCTGCCCGTGGGCGGAGATGGTCTACGGATGCGATCTGGCGTTCTGGCGCAACAACGATGGGATGCCCGGCTATCGCGGCCTGAAGGTGGCCTACAAGTCGCCGTGCGACGAAGTCAAAACCATCCGCATCGACAAGGACAAGGACCGGCTGCTGACCGATGAACCTGGGCTGATCGGGTCGGGCGGGAATTCCGGGTTCCAGGCGTTGAACCTCGCCATCCAGTTCGGCGCGAAACGGATATTGCTGATCGGTTTCGACGTGTCGGACCAATACGGCGTTCATTGGTTTGGCCCGGCGGTCGGGGCTGGCCGGGCGCAACCGTCGGAGTGGAACTTCAAACGCTGGCGTGTAGCGTTCGCGGTCGCTGCGACCCAACTTCCTGGCCTGGGCGTCCAAGTGCGGAATGCCTCGCCGCTAACCAGCCTGACGTGTTTTCCGATGACGGCGATGGAGGATGCGTTGAAGGGATGGGGTCTGTGAGTGGATCATAGCATTTTCATCGGATACGACCCGAAAGAGGCGTCGGCGTTCGCGGTCGCGCGGCACTCGATCAATCGCCGCATGACGGTCCGTCTGCCGGTGTTCGGGCTGGTCCTGTCGAGCCTTCAGAGCGTTGGACTGTTCTCACGTCCAATCGAGCGGCGCGGCGGACAGCTCTGGGATGTGATCAGCGAAGCGCCGATGTCGACCGAACATGCCAACGCACGATTTCTGGTGCCGCATTTGGCCGGCGATGGGTGGGCCATGTTTGTCGATGGGGACATCCTGGCTCGGACCAATGTCGCGCGCATCTTCGACGGCCTTGATCCGGCGAAGGCACTCTATTGCGTCAAGCACCGGCACGATCCCATTGATGAGATCAAGAAGGACGGCCAGATCCAGACGCGGTATTCGCGCAAGAACTGGTCGAGCGTGATGGTGTGGAACGTGAATCACGACGCCAATCGGGCGCTGACGATCGACCTGATTAACTCGGTCCCAGGCCGTGATCTCCACCGGTTCTTTTGGCTCGATGACGACCTGATCGGCGAACTGGATCAATCATGGAACTGCCTCGTCGGCGTGACTGATCCGGCGATCGATCCAAAGATCGCCCACTTCACCAACGGAATTCCGGACTTGCCAGGGTATGAGAACGTGCCGTTCGCGGACGAGTGGCGGGCTGAACTGGCCCGTTGGGCAGCGTAAGTGGGGATCGGTGACCAAATCATGGCCACTGGCCTCGCGCGCGGCGCGGCGGCTCGGCGGAAGAAAATCGCGTTCGGAGATGGCAGGCGGATTTTATGGGACGCCAACAGCGCGGCTATCTTCGCCGGCAATCCGAACATCGCGCCACCGAACGGCACGAACATTAACAGCCCGTTCGAACTGGAGTGGATACCGTTCTACAAAGGCAACAGGCAGTATAATAGCCATGCGCCGGGACGTTGGATTTGGAATTACGAGTTCCGCTGCATCCCAGGTGAGGTGTTCCTGACGGAGAAAGAGCGCCGGTTCGCGAAGGTGGCTGGGGTTGCGCCCTACGTCCTGATGGAGCCGAACCCGTCGGCGAAAAGCCCCGTGGCGAACAAGCAATGGCCCTTCGATCGGTATGAGGCGGTGGCCCGCGCGCTGCGGGCCGAGGGGCTGGAGGTGGTTCAACTGCATTATCCCGGTGCGCGTCTGCTCAAGGCGGCTCGGTCGATACCCTGCCCCAGCTACCGGCATGGCCTGGCTGTCCTCGAGGGTGCCGCGGCCTACGTGGGCGGCGAGGGCGGCATGCATCACGGCGCCGCCGCCGTGGGCGTGGGTGGCGTAGTTCTCTTCGGTGGGTTCATCCCCCCCCAGACCACCGGCTACGCCATCCACGCGAACCTGACCGGCGGCGCGGAGGCCTGCGGCTCACTGGCGGCGTGCGCCCACTGCCGCGACGCGATGGATCGGATCGAGGTGGAGGAAGTGGTGGAACATGCGATGGCCCGGCTATGCCCGACCTCCTAGCGAGTGAGACGGCGATGGCCCGGCGGGTAGCCGGGTACCACGACATCCGGATGGACGGCATGCTCGACCTCGTGGTGCGTGCACGTGGGACTTCGGTGCTGGATATCGGCTGCAATCGCGGGCTGGTCGGTTTCGAGATGGCCAACAACGGAGCGCGCCTCGTGCATGGTTGCGACATCTATGAGGAAGGCATCGTGACGGCGCGGCACCTGTTCGCGGATTTGCGGTTCGTCGAGAGCCGGTTTGAATGCGTGGACCTGAGTGAGGGTCCGCGGGCAATGCTGGTGTTCGGTGACGTGCGTTACGACATCGTCCTGATGCTGGCGACCTACCACAAGCTGAAGCGGATCATGGAGCCGGTGGCGCTGGACTTGCTGATGCGTGGCTTCGCGGAGCGCACCGTCAAATGGTTCGGCTGGCGGGCGACATCGGACAAACCGGGAGAGAACGAGGCTGAAATGAAGAACCTCGATCGGCAATTAAGTCCGCTGCAACGCATTCATACCAGCTACATCAGCAAGACCCTCGGCGTGGCGGCGATATGGGAACGTCAATGAAAGTCATGCAGCACCCGGCGGAACTGGCGCGCTTCATCGCCATCGCGCGGCAGGAGGGGGTATGCAGCTATCTGGAGATCGGCTCCAAGTTCGGCGGTTCGTTGCAACAGATGACGCTGGCGATGCCGGTCGGTTCGCGCTCAGTCTCGGTCGATCTCCCAGCCCCGGATAACAAGCACTGGCCCGCCAGCAAGGTCTCGCTGACCGCCTGCGTCGATGCGCTGCGACTCGCGGGATACGACACGCACCTGATCTGGGGCGACAGCACCGACCCGGAGGTCGTCAAGAAGGTTTGGGCGCTGGGGCCGTTCGACCTGATCCTGATCGACGGCGGGCACACCATCGACGTCGTCCGCGCCGACTGGATGAACTACGGACCGCTCGGTCGCATCGTCGCGTTTCACGACATCGCGTGGGCGAGGGGACCGCACTGGACCGGCTACCAGATCGATGTCCCGGCGTTCTGGGACAGCATCAAGGGCTACTACCGGCACGAGGAGATCGTGCTTGACCCGACCGGGCGGGATAACGGTCTCGGCGTCATCTGGCGGGACTGACATGCTGCATGTTTCATGCTGGCTCTGGGGCGACAAATATGGCGACGACCATGTCGATCGGCTCGCGGCCGGTGTCGCGCGGCATCTGCGGCAACCTTACCAATGGCGGGTTTTCACGCCTGAACCGGACGACATCCCTCTCACCAAAATCGCCGGCTGCTTCGCGCGTCTCCGCATGTTTGATCCGGAATGGCAGTCGCATCAACGGATGGTTCCTGGCGATCGTTTGGTTAACCTCGACCTCGACAGCGTGGTGACCGGGCCACTCGATCCGTTGTTCGACCGCGATGAACCGTTCTTGATCTTGAGAGGCGCGAACAGCGGGAACCCATGTCCCTACAACGGTTCGATCATGATGCTGGAGGCGGGGTATCGGCCTGACATCTGGTCAGACTTCTCGCTCAAGGCGGCGCGGACCATCCCATACCATGAGTTCCCCGACGACCAGGGCTGGCTCTGGCATAAGCTGCCGAACGCCGCCGGCTGGAACGTCGGCGCGACAAGCGGGATCTACGCGTTCGGGAAGCCAGGGTGGCCGAGAGGAAACCTTGATAGGCTTCCGGCGGAGGCGCGGCTGGTGGTGTTTCCAGGCTGGCGCGATCCGTCGCTGTTCACGAAGCTGGACTGGGTGCGGGAGCATTGGACGACATGATCGATCCGGCTCAGACGTGCCTGTGGATACCGCCTGAACTGCGTGCGTTCAAACTGGAACTGTTCAACCGTATCGGTCGGCACATCGAAGCGAAGGGCGGGCAGATTGTTCGGCACGATCCGGAGCTGCTGCGCGCATTGAATGATGACGTGATCCCGGTCGTCGGCTGCACGCCGCTGCTGACCACGTTGATCGCCGAGTGGCGCGCGAGGAAACGGACATTCGTCTACTGGGACAGGGGCTACGCGCGCAGGGTGTTCGCGACGTGGCTGGCGCGGGGTGAGAACGGCGGCTTCTACCGGTGGCATATCAACAGCTACCAGATGACCGTCACGCGTGACGTCCCCGCCGACAGGTGGGAGACGTTGAAGACTGAGGTGAAGCCGTGGCGGTCCGCCGGCAATCACATTGTCATCGCCGCCCCGTCACGCACCTACGCCCGGTTTCATCGCTGCGAGGGCTGGATCGCCGATACGATCGATGCGCTGGCCCGCGTGACGAACCGGCAACTGATCATCCGCGACAAGGAGAGCCGAAGGCCGTTGCAGGCCGACCTGGAAGGCGCGCACGCGCTGGTCTCGCACGGCTCCATCGCGGCGGTCGAAGCGGTCATCTGCGGCACGCCGGTCTTCGTGCATCCCGACAGCGCGGCGGCATTGGTTGGATTGACGGACCTGAAACAGATCGAACGGCCGGTGATGCCAGACCGCATGCGGTGGCTCGGCTCTCTCGCCTACTCGCAATTCGACGAAGCCGAACTGGTTGACGGCACTTTGTGGAACCTGCTGCGATGATCTCCATCCCCGTCCCCAACACGGATCGCAGCCTTCTGACCATCGAGGAACTGCGCGCCGCGGCTGGTGTTCCGGCGGGCGACACCAGCCAGGATGCCTCACTGATCATTGTCGGGGACTTCGTGTCGGCGGTGATCACATCGGCGTGCACGCTGATCAAGGACGGCGCCGTCCCGCCCAACCTTCGTCTCGAAACGATCCACGAGACCTGGCGCAACCGCCGCCGCCAGCAGTCGCTCATCATGGCCCGGTTGCCGGTCGTCGAGATCGTGTCCGTCACAGAGTGCGGCAGTGAACTCGACCCAGCCGATTACAGGGTCAGTCAGGGCATGCTCTGCCGCGTCTGGAACGGCAACAGCCGTGGCTGGTGGGGCGAGCCCCTGGGCGGCGAGATATTCGCGATCTACTCGGCGGGCTATGAGATCGTGCCGGCGGATCTGAAGTATGCCGCCATGCGTTTCGTTCAGGTGGAACTGGCCCAAGGTGGCCGTGATCCGCTGTTGAAGATGAAACGGATCGAGGGCGTGTCGGAATATCAGTGGTGGGTCGACCCGACCAAGGACAGCATTATCCCGTCCGACGTCATGAGCATTCTGCAGATGGGCGGCTACATCAATAGGATCGGATCGTTCGCGTGAGCCAGACCTCTGAGATGGAGGTGCGTGAACTGGACAGCGCGCTCGCCGCTGACGGTCAGGACGTCACACTGCGCAGGTTCATCGGCACCACCAACCGCACCAAAGTCGACGTCCAGTGCCGGGCTTTCGTTCGCCATTACGAGGCCAGGGATCTGACACCGGCCACGGTGCAGGGCGACACCAAAATTATCATGTCGCCGACCGAGATCATCGCGGCGGGTTGGCCCGGTGCGCAGCCGCCGGGGGCTGCTGACGCGCGGGTGCCCCGGAAAGGCGATCAGGTGCTGGTGGTCGGCACGCCTCGCAACGTGGAAAGCGCCTATCCAATCTACATCGACAACGATCTGGTACGGATCGAACTACAGGTGCGAGGCTGACGTGGCCCGCCAACCCAGCAACTTTTCCGAGGTCATTTACCTCAACCTGAAACAGTTCGAACCCGAAGCAGCCCGTCAAAAGCACATCCAAATAGCCCGCGCCGGGCTGGCGAAGTTCCTCGCCTCGCAGAGCGTCAGGCCGATGGTTCACATCGAGGTCGATGGCCATCCGGCGTCCAGTGAGGACCAGGTGAAACCGTTCGGGGTGATCGCCTATCGCCTGACCCGGATGCGCGAGATCGTCGCGTTCGCGCTGCGGGAAGCACGCAGGCTCTCTCCTGTGAAGAGCGGACGCTACCAGGGATCATGGTTCAGTATGATCGGAGGTTCCGAGGTGGCCATGGAGGCCATCCCCACCAATGCCACCGTCATGGTCACCAACGATCAGCCATACGCTCGCAAAATCCACGTCGGAGCGCGCGGCTTCGAGGTCCATCGTGGGATCGTGGAGAAGGTGCGCCAGCTCGTGCAGCAGAAGTATGGCGCGGTTGTCGAAGCCCAGATCAACTTCATCACGCTGCAGGGCGGCTGGAGGTTGAAGAGAGGCCTTCGCAAGATCCACCAGGGCCGTCGCTATGGCGGCATCCGGAACGACGCACCAGCCGGGACGGAAATCACTTATCCAACTATAGAGTTGAAGCCTAGGTTGATGTGAAGCGATGAAACAAGACCTTGAGATTGAACTGCATGTTGGTCTGACCAACGCCATCACTCTGGCGCGCGGCATGAAACTGGAGCGTGAGCGGATGCGGACGATGCTGCTCAACGCGGCGGAACAGTTCGCGTCTTACGCCGATCATCACCTGGCCAAAGACCCGCCGGATCAGGACAAGGCCAAGACGAACGTGCGTTGGGCGGCGGATTGCCGGCAGGCGGCTGGAGAACCATGAACTGGCCCGACGCGGAAGCGGCGATCCGCTCTCTGATCGAGACGGAGTGGGCGCTGACGCCTTACGCCGCGACCATGCCGCTCGCCTGGGAAGCCGAAACTGACGTGGCCGAGGAGCAGTTCGTCTTCGTCACCATCGAGGGCACCTTCGGCGACAAGACCATCTACGGCGGACCCGGTAAGCGTTCCTCCATCGAGGCGGGCCTCATCTTTTATCATGCCTTCGTTCCGACCGGCACCGGGAAGCAACTCGCGCTAAGCGCGGTCAACGCGATGACCGGCATCCTCGAGCTTCGTGTCGTGCAATCGGACATCCGGATCGAAGGGGCCAATCCTCCATCGCCCATCGAAATGTCCCCCGACCGTGATCTGCCCCGGAGCCAACCCGGCGGCATGTATTTCCGTTGTTCCGGCAGCGTGCCGTTCATCGTGATCGGCACGATTTGATCCCCATTCCGGGTGTGACCCGGTAACCCCGCCAGGACCGGTCCCGGCGGCCTCTACTACCTACAATGAAGGAACCAATACCATGGCCGCTTTCGGCACGCTTGGCGCGCGACTGTACGTCGGCGATACCGCTCTCGTTGATATCGAGGCGGCGGCTGACGCCATCGCCGATTTCACCTCTCTCTCGATCGCGTCTGAAGTCGGATTGATCGAGAGTATGGGCGAGTTCGGCAAGATGTTCGACCTCGTGACATTCCAGGCTATCGCCACCGGCAGAACGTATAAGTTCAAAGGCGGCTACAATCAGGGAAGCCTGGACCTGGTTTGCGCGTCGGATCTGACCGACATGGGGCAGCAAATCTGTTACACCTTTGCCTCGACTCAGGATCAGAACACCTATCCGTTCCGCCTGACGCTGAACGGCGCCGATCCGTTGTGGGACACGGTTTATTTCGGCGGCAAGGTGTTCAGTTATCGCCTGGTGGCTGGTGCCGTGAACAACGTCATCAAGGCGAACATCAAGATCGAGATCAACACAGATGTGTTCATCGGTCCCGCGTGATCCCCCCACAGGGTAGCTGATCGGCGAAACGGTCGGTCGCATGTGGGTGCGGCCGACCCCAGTCC